ATTCACCGGAAATCCTGTTATAGTGGCATTACCCGTTGAAGTTCCGTTACTACTTAATGTGATGAGCAAATTAAAAAAAAGAACGTCCCCGATCTGCGTGTATTGACCACTTTGTGTAGTATAAGTAATTCCAACCGATGCCCCTCCAAATTGTAGCACTGGAGTGAATGTTCCCTGGACATATGTATTAAGAGAAGTGCCACCGCTAAGAGTTACAGATGTAATAGAAGGTGTATCAGTAAATAAGGGAGCAACACCTACTCCTTGACCTTGTAGAACGCTAAGAGAATCGCCAGTTGCTATATCTATTGCATTGTTAGTTACCATCAAACCACCGTGATATTTCCTATTGAATCATAAACAATAAAATTTGTATTGGCAGTCGTACATAATAGAAAGACACAATCATATTGCTTAGTAGATGCTAATGAGCCGCCCGTTCCCGATGTCGTTGTCGAAGTGCCGAAGTTAATCTGTTGACCGCTTGCCTGCGAGATCTTCCAACCTCCAGATCCGCTGTTACCGCCAACCACCGCGAAGATTGTGCCCTGAGCAGCGGTAGCCGGAAGAGAGACCGTAACCAGCCCCGCGTTGTCTGCGATATAACCATTATTAGCCGCGCCGGTAGCAGAAGTGCCCGTAACGTCATTCCATGTAAGTCCGCCCCCACTCGCGTTAATGGTAATCGAACCCGCTCCGTTAGTGATGGTGACCCCAGTTCCCGCCGTAAGTGTGGCTAAAACTGGATCGGCACTCGTTGACCCAATCGGAAGTTGACCATTAGTGGCCACTCCCAAATTGTTTATAGTATGAACATTTGATCCACCCAGTAAGATGGAATGCTGAGTTACCGATGAGCCGTTGAACGTACTCGTTCCATCGTAGCCTATGATTCCGGTGCTGTTTAGATTGATCGCATTATTGCTTGCCATATTTTATACCACTGTTAAATTTGCCATGGAATCGATGACCTTCCAAACTAGGTTTGTTTGTACACAAACTATGGTCACATGGTCACCCGATCCCGTTGATGTTATTGAACCTGTCACACCCGTTGTAGTTGTCAGCATCCCGAATATTATTGACTGATTCGCGTTCTGAGTTATTTGGAACAAGCTTGTCAATCCAGTTACAATAAAGGCATCTCCCACTGAGGCCGTTAATGGCAAAACAAGTACACATTGCGAGACGCCAGCTGTAATATAGGCGTTCTCGGCCACTATTTGAGTAGGATTCGTCGCGCTGGTGATCGTGTTCCATGTGTACCCTGTCGAAGAGATTGATATCGTTACTACGTTTCCAGATCCACTCGTAGAGATCGATCCAGAGCCCAAAATTTCAATAACGTTAAGAGCCGGGACAGCCGTTCCAGAATTTGTTACAAACTCAGTCGGTACATCCGGAGGCGTCGGGCCTGATCCCTGATCGTTTAATGGACCTGATTGGCTCATGGCTATTTGTTGAGTTCATATTTCTTCAAAATCAAATTGATATTTTCAACTTTCTTTTCCAGTAATTGAATTTGTTGCGCTGCATTGGCCGCTTTCAAATAGGCATTTTTTCCATCCATAGCCAATTTATCCATTTCACTTTTCAATATGGTTTTTACAGATTCTGCCGTGTAGGGATCTGAGGCCAGTTGTTCCTTTAGCTGTTGAGATCTTTTATCCAATTCCAAATAAAAGGCTTTCTGTTTGTCATTGATTTCGTTGCAAACTTTTATATAGATCTTCGTGGCCCATTCATTGAATTGAGGCATTTCCTGGAAAGAACCCAGCAAGTGATCCATTTGAGATTTTAAATCGGCATGCACCTGATCTGTTTTTCTTTTGAAATCATTAAAATCCGATTTCAGATTTAAAGAATTATCTTTAAAATCTAATATAAATTTCTTTAAATCTAATAATGTTTTTTCTAAACCAGTGGAAAAATCGCGTGTTTTGATGTGCTCTATATCCACATCGTGAACCTGGACTTTTAATAATTCGCTATCTCGATATAAGGTTCCGAAACATTCCTGGACATAATGGGATAATTTCTGATGGGAATTTTTTTGTTCTTCTAGCGTGTTGACCATCAAACCATTATTTTTACTTTGCTGTCCCATTGTTCCAATAATTTCATTAATTATTTGTTTTGAATGGCAAATCCAACTTTCTAATTCTATTTCCAATGAATCAATTCTTTTTTTATGAGCATTCAAATCGGAATTGATATTGGCGAATTCTACCAATACTTGATTGTACTTTTGGATACGTTCTTGGATGACACTGTATTTGCGTTCCAATTCATCAAGACGCTGTTCCGGCGTCAAGTTCACATCTGATTTTACGAATTTCTTACCATCGCTCATAGATCACCCCAGACATTCGATGTAGAATGCGCCTTTTGTGGGGGCTGTGCTTTCTGCTACATAAAATTGAGTGCCAATGGCGAATACCCACAGTTGCTGTTGGTTCAATCGGTTTGTATTGAGGTCAAATAGCTTAAAGGAACCCGCTGCCAAAAATAATTGATTATTGACTGCATTATCACTCACGAACATGTCACCGTCGGTATTGTTCGTGAAACAGATCAGGCGTGTTGGAAAGATCAATGGACCGCCAACAGCTGCATAGGTCCCAGAAATAGAACCAAAAGCAAGTGTCCTTAATGTGTCTATGGTGGCTACTTGTGCATTTCCCATGGGGTCATGTGCCTCTTAGTTAAGTACCAGGAATGTGAGGACCAACGATCCAGTGCTAGCTGTGGCCCCTGAACTGTTCATTAACACAATTGTTGATGTGCTGGCTGAATTGGTTACGCTTTGTATGGTAATAGCTGCACCTGTGGTGCCTCCTGTCAGGCCATATAGAACTTGCGTGGTCGATGCAGTAACCGAACTGTTGGTAAGCGCAAAAGAAAATGTGGCGCCAGCTGCTATGGAAGGAGTAGTGATTGTTACTTGACCTGAACGGCCATTCAATGTGGCAGTTGTTGTCCCTGTGGCCGTACCGGAATTCAATACAATTCCATCGCCAGCTGTGGAGCTGACGAAATTACCCGCTGTTGCTGTTATATTGCCCAAAGTGGCTGTGATGGTCGTTCCAGCTGTTAGTGATCCGCTAACCGATGGAGAGCCAGTAAAGGCCGGATCGGCTCCTGTAGAGCCTGCTAGGACCGTTCCTGTGGATGCTACAGCCAGAGAAGACACTGCATTAGATGCGCCTCCCAATAACACGCCGTGTTGAGTTACTGCGTTGGCTGTAACGGCAGATGTGCCATTACCTGTTAATACACCTGTTAATGTTGTTGCTCCGGTGCCCCCATTTGGTACTGTCAAAGGAGCCGCTATATCTAGATTTAAAGTGTGAGCACCACCTGTAACTGTGATCGTACCACCTGTAGATGTGATCGTAGAAAAAGCAGGATCAGCACCTGTTGAACCAATTAAAACTTGTCCATTAGTACCTGGTGTAGTGGCTACAATGGGTGAACTGCCTTCTCCAATGAGAACACCATGTGCTGTGAATGTAGAAGCTGCAAATGGTCCTGCCAATGCCAAGGTCACTGTGGAACCAGAAGCGGTTGTTGTGATTTCACCAGAAGTACCCGCAATTTGAATATTACCCGCACTGGGGGTCGCTGTGCCTGTATTTCCGGTCAGTGTGTTTAACGCGCCCGATACGGAACCTGTTTGACTCCAGTTAGCCGTCACAGCTCCATTGGAAGAGCTAAAAGAATCTAAGGAATAATCTGTGCTAGCAACATGGTTAATCCATCTTTTTCCCAATGGATAATTCACATCTGTTGGGCCTGGGGCTCTTACGTCATAATGAGGTATTTCAACGTTTTCTGGACGGGAAGCAAATCCCTGGGTATAAACTACTGCGCCTGGCTGGATGGTCATAGGAAGACTCCTTGTACTGTTAAATTCAATATTTAACTTGTCACAAGATTCTATTCCATAAAGAAATCAAGAAAATTTTACCACTTTGATATAACAATGAAAGGATGTATAATTGGAGGCGTTTAATGGATGAAAAAACATGGAACAAACATTTATGACATGGATTCAAGTGTTAATAATTGTATTTGCCAATGTAATACTGGCATCAATACTGATGCGATGGAGCGGAAAAGAAGGTAGAGCATTCAGGAAGAAACTTAGGAATTCCCCATGACATGGGTACAGGTTCTCACCATTGTCTTGGCTAACATAGGATGGTCCACGACCATGTTTCTATGGCTAAGGAAAGAAGCCAATGCCGATAGAAAAGAATTGGCTGCTGCTATAAATGAAAGCAGAAAAGATGCAACTGAATTCAAAGTGCGGTTAGCAGTAATTGATCAGAAAATTAGGAGTCAATCATGACACAAGAAAACAAAAACTATATAGCCTGGATTCCAGTGATCGAATTAGCTGTATTAGCGTTTACCACACTGGGCACCACTATTACTTTATTTCTTCATTCTGATGGTAAAACAGAAGAGTTTAGAAAAGAAGTATTATCTTTACATAAAGAAATGGCTCAAGAAATGAAAGATTTTCATGGGAGATTAATTACTATAGAAGAGAGGAATAGAAAATGATTATAGTAGTAATTATTATGTCATGTTTAATTGCATTTTGCGCAAAAGATTGTTAATCCTCTTCTTCCTCTGTATTTTCAAGCGCCTTTCTCAATACAGAAGTTGCGGCCTTATATCCTTCGATATCAGCACTTGTCAAAGCGGTTAATGCTTCTTTATATGCCCGGCGCGTTTGTGTCTTAGATAACCAATACCCCAGAAGATGTCTTGAAATTTTGATTGCTGCATATGGAATACCTAATTTTGCTGCAACTGCATGTAAGCCTGGTATTAACAGAGATACAGGAAATGCCGCTTCATATTTAAAGAAACTACTTTTAGGAATGCCTTTAATTGCCTCTTTCGCGGTTATAAGATCTTTTGATATGCCAACTACATCTTTGACCAGTTCGGGATCTTTAGTGATGGCCAATAGCTGCTTTTGCCTTTTCGGATCGAATGCAATTTTACTAAGGGCTGTAGGAGTGAGATTTTCTCCTCTCAATATGGGTTCAAACAGTTTCAATGTATTTTCCGCTGTTCTCAATTTCGAATGTTGATTATTCAGCATATCGAAATATTGGACAAAAGGAGAATCTTTGCCCAATGTGTCTCTAAAAGACTGGGATATGGCTTTATTTTGATCCCTGAGAAATTTAGCATATTCAGCTTGTTTACCTGTGACAAAAGCGGTCTCATTGATTGCATTCAGTTTTTTATTATTAGACCTATAAGTTTTATATGCAGAAGCTACGGTGCTCGGCGGATTTTTATTAAAAGCTTTTATCTCGGATACTATTTTTTTGGCATCAGGATGAAGAGATGGAATTCGATCATATTTCTCTGCATAAGTTTCAAATAGTTTTTCAACAGGGTCTAAATTAACATATGCTTTGCTTTTATAGGCTGCTTTATCCAAATGGGCAAAATTTTTAGATAGTGAAGAAGAATCAAATCCTTGTTCAACTTTTTTCGCCAGTGGCATATTTTCATGGATAGATTTTTTTACTAAGTCACCTGCGTCTTTATTTAATTTCGTGATCGCTTTTTCTTGAGTCTTTTTACCAATAGTTGCAATGGCTGTTAATTTGGATTCGGCTGCACCAGGTTTTGTGAGACCACTTGTAAACTTCTGTGGAACGGATTTTAATTTACTCAGGGCATTCACTCCGGATTTTCCAATCTTCCACATCTCTTTAGGAGAGAAAGAACCTAAGACATCGGCGACTTTTTCTGATCCAGTCTGCGGCTCTAAATCATAGCCTGTTGCAGATTTAATAACTTTCCTAGCTAAATGTGATGGATGCAGATTCGCAGTTTTAACATGTTTTTCAGCTTTTTCTGGGTGTCTAATTTCATCTTGCAATTCTTGAAATAACTGTTCATCATGCTCATCCCAAGCTCCAGTAGCCTTTTGCTGAGCAAGCCGCTCAATATCTTCAAAAATATTCTTTCTGAATTCGGCATGCTGGGCCCCCTTAGAACTGAGAACATCAGCCTGCAATGACACGGGAAGTAATGCTCTATCCAAGAAACTTGTTCCATAGATTCCGGCTTCTCTGGCTCTTTTTTCGCCACCTTCAGTAAATCCCAAAACATTTGATTTTGATTTTGATGATGATTCTGGAAGGTCTGAAAAATATTTCGAATTAGATTTTTGAGTTTCTGATTTAGGTTCATCCAAATCTGAAAAATAGTTGGCCATTATTCAAATTCTCTGTTTAAAATTTCTTCCACTTTTTCTCTGTCATTATTAAATTTTTTCATAAGCTGATCTCTTTTTGCTTTATGCTCAGGATTTTTTATATTAAATTGAACTTTTCCTTTTGCCTGTTTGCTTGAACCCTTTTCATTTATTTTTCCTTCAAAGATTCTTTCCAATCCATCCAATGCGCCCAAAAATTCATCATCGGGTGATGATGGATTTGTAATTGTCTTTTTGTATTCCTCAAATTCTTTTCGATTCCGGACAGGAACACCAGCAGCCACTAATGGAATAAGTGACTTGCCTAATTGTTCAAGTTCACCTCGATCCCTTTGCGTTTCTCCGGGGAAGAACCCTAAAAATGAAGATCCTCGTCCCACATTTCCTTTTTCAATGATAGATCTCATACGTTGAATCGTTTCCAAACCAGTGGCAAATTTCTGGGTATCTTCTTGCTTTTTTTTAGCCTCTGCCAATTGCATTTGTTGGGCAAATTCCTGCGCCCTAGTCATTCCCTGCTGGAAACCTTGTCCAAGACCACCGCCTATAGCTGCTCCTAATCTTTCTCCTGCACTTGGAACCTTTGGAATAATGTTGATCATATAGTCTACCCAAACCATTTATTATATGCTTTACCGCCAAATCCCTGTCCAAAACCTCCCGCCGCTCCACCGAGTATGCTTTCAAGAAATTTCATCCATCCTGATCCCTGTTTTTCTACCAAACCTTGTTCATAAGGCCTTTGTTGCAACAATGAATTAGACAACTCATGAAGTTGTTGTAAAGCTCCCTGCTGCAATCCAATTCGATTAGATTGAAGCTGCTGGGCAAAGTCAGAAGATGCTTGATTCATGGTGTTTTTAAATCCGCTGGAATGTTGGGCACCCGTACCCATCCCGCTGAAACGGCTGGCAGTTTGACCTTGGAGGCCTTGAAATTGCTGTAGGGCTGGGGCTTCCAACTTGTCAAAGGTGGCTTGATCTCCACCTGCCAACTTACTAAGGAAACTGTCGGGCCCCAGATTACCAAACAGCTGTTGGAACAATTGCATCATTTCGGGAGTGAAATTTTGCATTTGAACATGCTCATATCCCTTAGGAATCTTATTGCCTCCAGTTGCTCCCATCCCTTTATTACCTGTTCTTGAATTCATATGATGTACCTCTGTTTTCTGTAAGGTATCAGGTTAAAGAAATTACTACTACAATAGGCTTGCCGGAGGCGGCAAAGAGATCAAAAGTGTGTCTATAATTGTCATTATCACCACTGAAAATATTAAGAAGTATTTAAGTAAGACTGAGCCATTCAACCACCACAAAACCGCTAGTGATTGAAGGTGCACCACCCCCGGCTGCGATGACAATGTTTGTTGGTGTAATGATTACATTGACCTGATTGGTTGCAGCAACCACATCCACATAGGGTAACGGATACCAATTCGTTCCATTAGTAAACGTCCCGAATATACGTGAAATACCCCCTATTTGGGCTAAATTGATACCATGGGTTATAGAGCCAGCACCAGAAAACGTATAGAGCTGCCTTAGGGTCTGTTGTTTCTCATTGGCATTGTAGAACCATGATTCGCCTGTAATAGCCGGTTTATTAGTCGGAAAAAGTCCAATAACTCGAGAATTGACTTTTGCTGCGATATCTACATAACTTCGATTCAATTCGACAGCCAATGGCTGCGCTTCTTCTGGGAAATTACGGGTAGTCCTAAGGAAAGGAACCTGATTAACAATGGATGCATTAGTCGTCATGCAAGCACCTGGGATGGGCTTACAGACATGATAAAGTAATGCAGTTCAATTTCGGAGAATTGATTACTGAAGGTCGGATCGCGCATTTGCGCATCATTCATAGTGAAGCCGAGCTGTATAACGTCTCCTAATAATGAGGTATTTATGCGATGCCAGATTTGGTCCTGTTGTCCCGCTGTTACCATATTCAGGTTTATGTTGGCAGGAGTTAGACCCAAATTGGTACTTTCGGGACATGTATATAGGATGTCCGTGTAAATCAAACTATTGTTTTGCACATCGTCCATAGGGACAACAGGTCCAAAGTTATAAGGCTGATCCTCATTCTGGCTAAGATAGATCTGTAATTCGATTTGACCATTGGGTGTTCTACTAAGTAAATATTGTTGCACACCGATTCTTGTTTTACGTGCCATGGACCATGCCACAGGGAATTGCTTGGTCATAATTTTAGGTATATACATACGCTTAATCAAGCCACGGCCCACATACGTACCTGTGATAGGTATGATTGGATCTATGGTGAATGTGTTAGTTGTCGCTGCCATGACCTTAAAAATATTTCCATTGATATTCGTTAGGCCTAAAGCTCCGCTAATAACGATGTAGTCCCCATTATTCAGGCAATGGTTCGGCGATGTAATGACAGATCCCGCAACCCCAGTAATATAGAGGGAATTACTTTCATTGGTTCCATCATCTCTGAAGACAATGAATCCCTGTTGATTACCTGCAATAACCTGTGGCTGTAGCAATGTAGACGATCCAGAATTCCATGGATCGGTCCATGATTCCCATGTGGGAAATATGGTCCCTATGGTGGCCCATGTATAGCCCGTAGTCTTCTGAAACTGCCCATAAGTCGTATAGCATTCATTAAATATGGCCCAAGTTTCATCACGGTAGTTGTATTGAAGTGTTTGATTGGGGAATTTGTATGTGACCATGTTGCTGGGGTAAGTGAAATATATCCATTCACTGAGGAAATCGCGTTGGGCCGTGACCCTCTGGGTTCCATTGTTTGTCAGGTTGAATTGGAATACCTGATCCGGAATTTGCAAATCTATGCGCTGAGAAGAAATCTGGGATGTTTGGATGATTCCCCGAGACCCTATGGTTATGACTGCTCTATCTAATGTAATTCCTGAAAATGTACTGGAAGACCCCAATTCCGAGTTAACCGTGAAAAAGTTAAATGGTATGATATCATCTCCGCTATAGACAACGCGCGTCTGCCTATTAGAAAAGCCCAAAATCAGCACATCTTCATTAAACCCTGCTGTCAGTATAGGCTGGGAATATCCTGCGCTAATTGAGCCTCCTAGGCCCGTTACATCTTCAAAATAGGAATTGGCTGTGGCCGTTTGTCTGGTGGGTACCAATATCGGGTGGAATACGGTAGTAGCAGAAGTAACGCTGCCGGTAAAGGATGCTGTATAATAGGGTGTGCCATTCTGACTATAAATAATGGAATCCTGCAAATAAACCTGGCTGCCAGCTGAGGAAGTTTGAATGACAGGCCCTATGAACAGCAGCCTATCCTTGTAAGGCACAATCATACGTGCTCCGACCAGGTAATATTGCAGTTCTGGCTCATCATCAATAGAAAAAGGCAAATTCGATAAAGGAGGGGCGAAGTTGACCCATCCGAAATTTCCATTTAAGACGGGAGCCGTTGCGCTTCCATTGGTAGGATCTCCATCATACCATCGCAAACAATCCTTGGTTACATCCGATCTATTGGTCAAATACTGGGCTATCCCACCTGTACCATTGGTTGCGATTGTGGCATTGGGAAATTCAACTATGACGTTATTGGCATCGGTTACGGTGATTACATATCCCGTTTGAAAGTTAATACCCATGGTGGAAACCACTTCATTAATAAAGACAAAATCCCCAACAACTAATCCATGGGCGGTGATTTGCAAATTGGCAGTTGCGGGAGGGCCTCCTGCTATGACAGTTACTGCAACAATTGGCTTATATTGCATGCCAATATTCGTTATATTGAATGGAACCGTTATCCCATTAGTGGCCCATAAGGCGTTTTGGTAATTTGTCGTCCAAAATTGTTGATAGTCTTGACCATTCCATGTGGTTGGAGTAACAGTGGTTTTTGGAACATATCCCGGTAAGTTTACAGAATCTACTGGAGGGTTCTTATAGAAGCTAACATCGTAAATGCTATAGGGGGCGGTTGTTGTAATATTGTATGAGTAAACTGTATCGAATGCTAATGTGCCTGGAAATTGATTGGCAGATAATACTAGATCTTCTAGGCCCATGACAGGCAGATCAGGATAATATGTGAATATAGCTGTCGCTGTGCCACCGGCTTGAGCAGGGATGTGAATCGCTCCCGTAGCATAATTTATTGTATTTGGACCTCCTGTTCCTGTAGGAGTCAAGTATCCATCTTGCGTGGGATCTGTATAGGTCACTGGTCCCATAGAACCTACTATGGTGACTGACCCAGGTACAATGTTGCCATTGGTTTGTAGTGAGAATCCCGTCAGTAAATTCGCATTTCCACTGCCATCGAAAGTAATAGTAGAAGTAGAAGAATAAGATGTGGAACTAGAGTTAAAATATCTGGTCAAACGTCCAAGAAAAGAAGTTCCCCTTTTCCTTTTAATGCGTCCTCTCCATTGGTATGCGTTCAACAGAGTTGGAAAAGCATCATTGTCAATGTTGAAAGCTAAAGGATTGTTGGTTAATCCTTTTCCTATGTTCCCGACAACGATTTGTTGCGAGCACATACTAGTTGCCTATAGCTATGTAATTAAATCCTGTAGCTCCTGATCCTGATGTGCGCACAGATGTAAATGAACCTGGCAAAAGAGCTGTAGCAACAAATCCCCCTGTATATAGAGTGCTTGTACCTGTAATGACCACAGCAAAACAATTATTAGGAAACGCAGTAGAAAATGTTGTAGGTGATCCCGAAAGTGCTCCCACTCCCCATTTCAATATTATTCCTCCCAATAAAAAGGTGCTTCCTGTTGTACCAGCGATGTATTGATTTGTACTATGGGCTGTATCTCCACTGTAGAAGAAAAGCTGAGGCAGACCCGCAACCGTATTAGTAAATAAAATAGGAGGCGCAGTAGGTACAGAAGGTACATTGTTCGCATTGAAAGTTACTTGAGCGTGTTGCCCACTACCAGATGTGTTAAATGCGACGTGATCCACAGCAACGTAAGTCGCTATGTTGTTGTTGTTAGTCAGCATATTAGGCTGATCTGTAGAAGGATTATTAGGAGCATTTGGAATGCCTAGATTGTATGCTATTGTCATATCAGTTCCCGGCTCCTATTTGGTTGAAATTTGTTTGGCCCTGCAAATCAGAGAAGATCGTGCCTGTTCTATTGGCAGTGATTTGTCTTTGGCTGCGCTTCCATACCAACGTCTCTTGCTCCTTAAATAGGGGTTCATAGAACTGGAATTGCTCTATATCGCCTGTATCTGCCAGAATCTTTCTTGCAGCGCCTCTGGCAATGTATTCAGCCATGTAGCCAAAAGGTATGGCATTTCCCGATACCAGAAACGCTGCGGGGGTCAAGTACGCCTGCATTTGGATGTTATAACTAATGTCTGGGGGAGGACGTATGGTCAGGGTGTTGTTGTAATACAGTATTCCCCGTGGCAATCCGGGTTGAAAGAATTGGCTTTCAGCATTGATAGGTGCACCTGCCGGAATGGGATCTGGAAAGGTCACTGTAGCGATTCCTGTCGCGTAATTCACAGTATTAAGTACAGTACTATAACCGCCACTAAGAGGCTGATTACCGTAAGGAGCATTTCCTGGGGCCATAAGCAAACCATAGAGGTCTCCATTGGTTGAATTAGATAAGAAAATTCCGCTATCGGAGACTTGAATTAGTTGACCATTAGCAGCCGTTGCTGTAAAATAAACCCCAGGATAAAAACTGGTAGTGGGCAAAGTAATAAAGGTGTTGGTTGCATCTAAAGGAAATTGCGTAGCGAAGTAGGGATCGTTATTGCCATTTCCATTATTTATATTTGCAACAATACCAGTCATATCCAAATGGCCAGGGATCGCGGGAGCCTCGGCCAGATTGATTGTATAAGGCCCATTTGTTCCATCGCCATAGGCTGCGGGGTTCAGGTATTGGATATAATTGGGCCATAAATTCCAAAAAGCACTTTGTTCGGTGTAGAAAGGGACTTGTATGCCATTGACATAGGCTGGCATGGAAAATCCCTGGTACACGGGAAAAGAGGCTATAGATTGGGTTGCAGGCTCAATCTGGGTGTCATATAGAGGCATGTTGTATGTAGCTATGCCGGGGATGGTTTGGAATGTATAATTCGACTTAAGATCATATAATTGAACACGGGCATCCACATCCATGAGCCAAAAACGATTAATATAATCTATGATTAAATTATCGCTCAGCGAGGCATTGGAAGGCGTTTTTACAATACGCCTTATGTATGTGATAATGTCACTGAGAAGGTTCAATTAATTTTTACCTAGTTTGAATTATTTTTTATGCATATGTTTTAAGGTCTCAGCCAAAATTGCCCTACGTTTAGTTTTGGGATTTTTTGAATGTTCAGCTTTTTTTAGCTTTGATTCGGGAATCTTTTCGCCCTTCTTAACGCCTAAGGTTTTGTGCAATGCACCTGGATGTTTTATAGCACCCTGTATCCATTTTTCTTTTGCCATTAGAATCCACTAGCCCCCATGAATATTGATTTACGATCACTTACTGGTATGGCATCTAGTCTTTGTACTAGGCAATCTACCACGATTTGTCCTGTCATCGTTCCAGCGGCATTAACTCCAACTACTTTATTTTCATCCATACGTAGGCGGTGATATCGCGACTTCTTTATGCTTTCTGCTAGATAACGCGGTCCCCATACCACCGTGTTGGTAGGTATTTCCCAATATTCAGCAGGTTGACCTGCGAATTCTTTGGTCCATTTCTCTATTTGTTCTCCAATTAATTCTTTATGTTCCGCAATAAACCTGACATATTCCTTGGCGAAATTGAATTCAGATCTATATTTCTCATTGAATGGCTCTTTAGAACTAATGGTCCTGGTAGGTTTTAGCCATATGCCATCAACTTTTTGGGCTTCACGATCCGAGATTTTGGTTTGTTGTTCCTGTTCTAATTTGGGAGCCGCATTCATGCGGTCTAATGTCAGATCTTTTACTTCTTGTTCAAACTTCTCAAACTGCTTTTCGGCTTTATCTAATTCTTTTTGAGCAAAGCCACTAGATACTTTGGGTTTATTTAATGTTGTAGATTCCATGATAATAACCTGCGGGGTTGATCTTAATTTGACCATACCAGCAAGTTATTTTTTGAGAAATGGTATTAAATTAATTAATTTACGAGTCAGGAGCAGGACTAATATCGATAAAAGAACCAGGAATGAATGTCCCATTATTCATACGACCTTGGGCATTAATTGGCCCTGTGTTCACATCTCCAATCGCTATTATTTGGGCCGGTGTGGTTGTGGGACCAATGACAAAGGCATTGGATTGGATCGAATTAATGTTCACCGTGACTTGATTGGCTGCGGGTATAGCAATTACATTACCCGTTTGCCCATTCAACTGAAATGATCCGTAGGCTGACGGAATAAGAAGTTTAATGGATTGACCGATGACGTAATTATGGTCTACGGATGTAGTTATGGTCGTGGTACTACCCAAAGTAATGGCACTAATTGTAAAAACGCTGGGCAAATAATATTGGGGCATGATCGGAGGATTTGACTCCGGAGCAATGGGGCCGAATATCAGTGGTGGTGTAAAGGTCATATTTTCACCTAGTAAATGGCGCGATTCTAAAATCGCGCCACCATTTTCGTAACATCATGCATATGACACAGGCTAAGAGCCATAGTCCCAGTAAAACGCTTCCCAGATGTATTGACTAGAAGCAGTAAGCAGTAGAGCACTAGTGTCTACTGTTCCTGCACCTAAACCAACGACAAATCCTTGGCTAGTATTGTTAACAAATGCTCCGCTAATTGCAGGACCATTTATTGTAGATACACCACCAGAGAATGTAGGGAACGATGGTGAAGGATATAAAGCACCTCCACTATAGGACGTTCCACCACTATTTACATCTCCAACTGCCAATACTTGTGGCAATTGTAACCCAGGAACACTTGCTACGGTTTGATTGCTATTAAAAGCAGTAAAACCAGTAGAATTCAATGCAATTGCAAATGCATTATTACTTAATACTTGCGATACATAATAGTACACTGGAGATCCAGGCACATTACTATTTGGCAATTCATTAAGTTGAATAGTTCCATAGGCAGAAGGGATTCTGAATCCAACTTCTTGTCCAACCACAAAATTATGATTGTTGGTTGTGCTTATCCATGTTTGTCCCCCAGGCACCGTCGCTGGCGACGTTGGGAAAAATGTGCTACCTGAAGTGGAAGCACCGCTGAATAGCATGGCATTGATGAAATTATCTCCTGGCAAATACAACCATGGATAGAGAACCTGTCTAACATAGGCACCCGTTGGCGAGCCGCTGAGAGCCGTATAATTAGATTGGTTACTATTCCACAGAACTGTAAATGTTGTAGGACTTCCCACCGCGGTAATTACAAATGGCATGAGGCTCATTTGAGGCATACCAGTCGTTGGCGACTGATAAAGACCTTCCAATATGACCACTTGACCCACAGAAAGTCCGTGAGCTGATGCAGTTGTAATAACCGTAGGGTTTGCCTTGGCGATGGAAGCAATTTGGATTTGAGGACCATATTGCAACATCAGACCTGCACTATAGGTGCTAATACCACCAGTAGTTACATAATCTGCCGATACTACCCAAGGAGAAGATGCGGCAGAAATGTATTGAATTGAAGCAACGCCTTGACCCATATTCACATCCCAGAAGGCCTCTAAAACGGCATTTTGAGCTGGAGTAGAGTTGGCAGTAACGTTGTACAATTTTACTGTTTGTGGTTGGAAAGGAAGATTAACTACCTGAGCAACAGGTGTTGCGGATGTAGTAAATGTTCCACTTGCTAATCTAGAATATTCAGCCATAAATTACCTCCTTAAGGTGACGACGCGCTAGTAGCACGCGTACAAAGTAGGTTTCGGATGGCCGTATCTTGGGTGATCGCTTGCGCTTGCGCGAACTTGACCGCCAAAGTGGCATTCTGTGCTAACATACCAGAATAGTATGGATCTCGATAAATCAGATTCATCGAGTAGCCATCTTGATTTATGTGCGTTACAGCCTGTTTTCCAACGACTGTATTGTAATAGACATCGGCACCATTAGCAGATGCTTTACGCGCAACAGGAGCTTCTGATGAGGTCAGGATGCGTATATTAAATACAGATCCATACTCAGCAGGAAGAGCTGAGGCGTTAGTTGGCATTATCTGTTACTTTTATGACCTACATGATATAATGTCTAAATGATTGAATATGTTTTATTGATCACATTCTTTACATTCGTTTGTCAGTTATCATTAGTGTTCTACGCTAAATATTTCATCAAATAGGCGGAGCAACCTCTTCGGATCGCTCTCTCATAGTTACCTATGAGTTCAGACTATCGCATCCTCTTTCGAGGCCTCTGGATTTAGTCGTTCAGGCTGATAATTCCAATAAGCATGTTTTGGTACAGTCACACCTAATTCTCCTTTTCCTTCAAAATAATAAAAGTTTTCATCTTCTCTTATTAATTTTCCGTAGACTTTCTCACATGCTTGTTTATCCATAATCTTGCCCCTTGTTGTCCTTCGCTTATGCAGCGAGTGGGAGTTCCAAGTCAATTACCAAAGGTTTAAAGAGTACACAACATTTATACTCCCATTGTGACTTGAAACCTGACCCTGTCAGAGAATCAAAGTCTGTTTGCAACTCTGTAGAAGACAGCATAAAATATGCACTTCTTACAGGGCCTGTACCACTTATCTGTTACTTTTGACGCATCTTTGCGTCATTATTGACCTGACGCAATATTGCGTCAGGCGAGGAAGCCTATTGCACTTCCCTCAATCAGTTTCCTGACTGTTCAGAGCACCGCATCTCTTTACCCAAGCATCATAATTTAAAGGAGCATTTGCCCCCCATTCGGGTATAGAGTCTTCTCGCTTGCTGCGTTCGAGCTGATCATAGATTTCAATTATTTCTCCATTTTCTCCGAGGATTCTCTTAGGATTTTGTAAAAGAGTCTTCGAAAACCGATCTAATATATTTTCATCCATAATCTTGCCCCTTGTTGTCGCCGTCTTTACGCTGCGAGTTCCAAGTCTATCAGAGAAGATTTATACAGGTCTAGTACGTCAAACCTGTCCATACCCTCAATGCCAGACATAAATTTGTAGGCATTGTTTGTGTCCAACGTAGTAGCAACCAGTGAAAAATCACTGACGCCTAGGTTGGTTGGGTTATCACCGTTGGCTCCGCCGCCTGCATTAATCACAGATGCTGCGGAAACAATGTAATCGCGGAGGATCAAATCCTCTGCTTGACGCATAGCAACGGCAAGTCGCTCAGAAACCCAGGCAAGAACTCCTTCCTGATCCTGAAGTATGACTTGTTCGTTGATAATACACCCAGTTCCGAAGAAGGCCATTTGCGCATCTATGATGTCGCGTTGGGGCACTTGGGCTGGGGGATCAATCCCGCTATTGCCCAATTGGACAGTAGGAGGGACCAATGCCCTTGGTCTCATGAATCGGCAAGTAGTCCCGCCATTAGCTGGCAGCGATACTTTATCCGTAATGAGAATATAGTTCATTGTTGGCGTTGGGACATAGAGCATCGCAGGCGCAAGCGACTGGAGGATCATAGGGCCCAAATTGCCAGTAGTTGTAATTGACATTGTTATTCCTTAGTTGTCAATTAAACTGCAAAATAAGCTGATCCGTGGACGAGGGAACTGATTCCCACGTGTTACGTCCGTTCTCAGACATATCGAATGAAAGGTGCGAAACTTTCTAACGCGATTAAAGGGCGATGCTTTTTGGGCATTTCCCAATACACATAACGCTGTGCATGCGTAATTTCTTAATAATGTAAATGTTTATTTTAAATCAACCCAGTCTCAATCGCGCCTGTAGCTCTTTCATCTTATCATAGCTGTTTTTCTGTCCTACCGGGCTAAAATCGCCTTGTTGAGCATAGGGAGCTGTTCCTACACCTGATGGCTGATAAAACGGGCTACGTTGGTTTCTATTGACCGTTTCCTGGATCGATGACTTAGGTTCTTCCTTTTTATGGATACCCAAAGCTTTGATGTTCTTATAGACTAATTTCTGCCGTTCAAATGTATCAGGCATTTCTAATATCGTTTCCGCTAATTCGGGATCTTTCTCCGCAAACTTCTGGGCATGATTCATGACCTCATAAAAGTCGGGATTTTGTTTCATCCACATATTGCGTCTTTCTTCTGCCAGAGCCTTTTGTACTGCATTATTTATCTTGTTTTCTGTTTCTGAGGTAGTTTGCTGTACAACCTTAACTAGCTCTTTTTTGAGCCGTCTTTTGTCAATATAAGGTTCATCGTCGCCATCATCGTCATCTGTAGGCTGTTTTTGGGCATGTTGCTGCATTAACTGATTGGCTTTCTCTTCCGCTTGTAAACGGGCTGCGCGTTCCTGCTCCACTTGCTTACGCAATTGAGCAAAATTGTATTCCTTGTTATCGGATGGCTTTTGATCTTGAACTTGTGAGGATTGGTCTGCGGGTTGTGATGGATTTACTGACATGAATTGAACCTATCTTGACGCCGATTAGCGAGTTAGTCCTTTTCATATAATAAATATTTTAATATGTAAATAGGTGTTTATAAGGAGATTTAATGGACATAGAAAATGCAATTACTGCTAGTGATATTCTAAAAGCCCGAGAAATAGTTCAATTTCTTAAGAAACATCGACTCATATCCAATCATCAGGAAGAGGAAATTCTGAAAGTCATACAGGAGAAAGAAAATCGGGAAATGTGGTTCATCACAAAACCATTCCGATATAACGATGGACAAAGTAAAACAGCCTATCAGTTCATGAAACATATGATCTACAAACTAAAAATTATGGATAAAGAATGAAATTAAATAGATTAGAAACCCACGATCGTTATGAACATTTCACAAAACAACAATTTGACATTTCAGAATGCTGCCAAGAGGTCATTAAAAACCGACCTGAAGAATTCGGCAATCATCCTTTTTATATTTTTGCTCACACTCGGACTGATGATGATGGAGTGACTCAAAGATTAATTTGGCAACCGCGACTAACAAAACCTAAACCGCAGACCAACTCCATGCTGTTTAAGGCATATCCTCCAGGAGACACTATAAAGGTCATTTGGATTGTTCCCAAGCGTGAGCTGTGGGGTCAGTATGGTAAGGGCCTGATATGCGAAAATAACACCATTTCTGACAGCATAGAGGACTTTAAAAATAATAAATATAAATTGAGCCTTCCTGAAAAAGATGACTTAACCGATATTGAAGCCAATGCAATTTACAAGGAAATAGCCCGAAACATTAAAACCCGGAAACTCCATGGAATATCCAAAAATTAACAGCCTATGGAAGCGACAAAACTGGTATTTTGATCAAGATAAGAAGAAATCGCCAGATTATCAAAAAGGGCGTCAATCATTCATTGTTGGCGACTATGCAGAACCTGAGTTTGGTTCTATCAAACACTGGAGAGTAGACGAAAAAATTGATGGAACAAATGTACGCATTTTTTATGACCAGGGAAAAGTCACATTTGGGGGAAGAACAAAAGAAGCCCAATTACCTGTTAATTTATTCGCTTATCTACAGGCTAATTTCGGAGATTGGAATCTTTGTAAGGTCTTTCCAACTCAAGAAAATGAAGCATATCCCAATGTGATTTTATTTGGAGAAGGCTATGGCCCAAAGATCCAATTAGCGGGAAACAGCTATAGAGATGATGTCGGCTTCATATTGTTTGATGTTTGGGTTGGAGGATGGTGGCTAAAAAGAGAAAACGTGAAAGAAATCGCTAATCAATTAAATATTCCTATGGTGCCCGACCTAGGTATCATGACAGAGGAAGAAATTATTGAATTTGTCAAAAGTAAACCCCTCAGCAGATGTTCCGAATATCCTCAAACCATGGAAGGTGTTGTGTGTAGATCAGAGCCCCTGATGTTATTCCGCAATGGGAAACCATTGATGTGGAAGCTAAAAACAAAGGAATTTTAACTCATGAAACACAGTTTTAAAAAAATCTTACAAATTGAATGTACCTTGGACAGCTCAGAAGCGATCATGTTTACTAAAGGCGGAAAACATTCTTTGAAACTGATGCCATACGATCAGGATGAGGATGAACATCTCAATCTTGATTCATATAATATTATTGAGATTTCATTTCAAATGGATAAAAGTGACATGCCCAGATTTGATTTTGTTACTTCAGAAGCCAAAAAACACCGAGAACAGTGGGACAAAATCAACGAAGAAGAAAGAATTAAACCACAGACCTAGGCGGAACTTTAAGTTTCTTTGGAGGCACTGGAATGAACCCAGGATTCGTTGAATCACGCATTCTCCCCACCGCATTCTTTACCGCAGATCCGTAATAGTCACCCATTCCATAGGGGGTAGGACATGTATGAGATTCATAGGTCTTTCCGCGCTTAGGCTTTTTCCCATAGATGCGCATGTTTATCCCTCAATATCATTCATCATGACATCATCAGGGCTAAAACACTTGGCCTTCTGCGGAATGGGGCCTTTGGTAAGGGGAGAGGCTGTTTCTTTACCCACAGGCTGTTTAAAACCAACTCCGTAATCATCGCCCGCCCTCATGGAGCAGCTAGTTCGATTATCATAGGATGGAGCCTTAAACTCAAATGGATAGTCGCCATCGTGCTTGCCTTTGGGGGCAATAGGATCTTTAAATGGCTTTTTCATAGATAATTACCTCAAAAGGGGGTCGCCCATCTCGAATTAAACGAGCACCCCAAATTTTCCTGGTTAAATTCGAGAATCCCAGGAAAACCTATTAGTTTCTGTAGCCAGCTTTCATGGGCTTGGATTTTAGCTTACTAGATCCATGCTCTTGATCTCGGTGAATGTCTTGTGTGGTATCAGGATACATACCATCTTCGTGACCCGCACCTACTGCTGATTCATAATGTTTTACTTTATTAGATGACTTCATGGCCATGTCGCTGGTGTGCGGATATCCGCCCATGTCGTGAATTTTTCTCCCGGACATATTGCCTCCTAAGGAAGGGGTTTAATTTATTTTCTTTATATGGTTTAAAGAAAAGATTATCAAGACCATTTACTGGGTTTAGGCCAGCAATCATCACATCGGACGCTATACCAACGATGATCTGAACGCATTTTAGCCGACTTTCCGCATGCCTCGCATGTTTTCGAACTCTCTTCTTCCGCATCGCGGATTAATGCATCTATATGAGAATTGGAAAAATTTGTATAGAACCTCAAAGTGCCATATTTTTCTTTAATTTGATCAACTTTTAATTCGTACATTTCATCGTTCATTTCATTTTTAAATAATGGTTTATCGCATTCATCTTTGATGTTTGTAATCAAATCTTTTAACAAATTAAACCATCCATCTCCACATTCAAATCCAAACAAATTAAAACAAGTTTCACCGGATTGTTGAAACAATTGCGGATATATGGCTATCAGTTTTTCAGAATTCTCTGGACTCATTTAGTCTCCTAACAAATGTTACCACATTCATATAGCTTTTCCTTGGTGGATATCATGTTATTGTCCTTGGGCTTGGCCACCCATTGACTGCATTCCCTGACCAGCACCCTGTTCGCCCATTCCACTCATAATCTTAGAGGCAAATTCATTACTCATGGCTTCTTTGTGCGCTTTATCTTTCTCGTAGTCTTCTTCTTGCATGTCAGTATAATCAAATGAATCAATTTGATGCATTTTTAACTGCGTTTCGATTTCGCCATATTTTCCAATGACATCCACCATTTTTTCCAACGCTTCCATTTTTGCTTTAGTCGATAACGCACGATTTTTCGACACCTCAGCCATGCGCTCTTCCAGTAATCCAATATTGGATTCAAAACGTCCATAACGTTCTTTAGCCATGGCAATGTTATTCGCCGCTTTCGCATAGAGCTCCTTGAGTTTCGCTTCGTCAAATGCATGTTGTATAGTGGTAGCTTCTTGTTGGACAGCTTGGGCTTGCTGTTCTTGTTGTTGCAGAAATTGTATGGCTTGGGCTTTACCAGTTATATTGAGGTGAGGCACAACCATAGATGGAGGAAATACCTCGCGCCCAAAGGCCTGATTGATATCCATTAGTTGCTGGGCCTGCATATTCTGCTGGGTAGGAGTTAATTCCCCTTCTTCCACTACCACTTGATATCGGGAGAATATTTTACTGTAGAAAAAGGCGGTTGGCTCTTCACCAATTAATAACTTAACTTTCTCTGCAGACCAATTATTCAACACAATGGACAACAGACGCTGTCCCAATATTTTTAATGATAAATCCCACTGATCAAAATATTTTTGTAAAACCATTAGATTGGCAGCCTGTTTAAGCATGGTTGTAAGGCTAGAGGCTTGCTTATCATTCTGAGCCGACCAATTCTCTAGGTCTACCCCAGATGTACCGAAAATAAGGCTTCTAAGCTGATCTGCAAGGGCCATGTCAGATTCGGGGACTGCCGAGGGTAAGATCTTCTCGCAATCTGTTAATTCATATCCTTCATTGATGATTACATCCCATCCTTGGCCCGACTTTTTCAAATTGTCTTCGTTGGCTACTGCCCCGACCTTACGTTTCCAACCTTGATTAATAGTCGCTTCAGAAATGTCATGATTGATGATGATACGGCGGTTAAGTAGGTAGTTAGAATCGCGCATAGTACGCACAAGACCGCGGGCACGTAAATCATAATAGTTGTTATGAGGCTCGTAATTCCAATAAGTGCATACAAAGGGACAATCATCAAACCCCAAAGGATTATCACCTTGGAACATAAGTTGATCATTGAGAACGACTGCCAATTTCCACGTCGAGACTTCAACTGTTACCTCCTCCATGTCTTCAATGTTGTATAGGATGCGATCTAGTGTTTCTTGTCCGCCCGCAAAGTCAAAAAATTGATTGCGAGAGTGCGAATATAACCTTTTCTTTTTTCTCTTCCACTTGTACCATACATAACTTAAGACCATGAGGTCATTGCGTGCCATGTTATAATTTTCAGGTAGAAAATAAAAACTACCATAGCGCTGTGGTGTTCCTGCCATCGGGGCTATTTGTTGAAGTTTTCCAGGAAAACGAAATTCTGCTTCTTTTTTCGATATATATTCCTGACACCAAACAAATTGAGCATCAGACATGTCCGGAGAGCGAAAATACGGATCAACAAGAAAAGAGTTATATTCCCACACTTTTAGCTTTAATTCGCCCTGTGCTTGATCATTTCCATTGTAATCCAAATAAGGCTGCAACAGAACCATACCCGTAATACATGCTTGCTCACAGGCTCGGGAAAATTGCTCATGAATATCCCCGGCATTGCATACGTGTGTGATAAGTTTGGTATATTGGTCGGTAGTTTGGGGATCTGCCCCTTCACAGGGAATATAATTTATGGCCTTACGGTGCTGGCGTTGGTACCCGGTGACCATATTTACCGGCTGCTGCAGCAAGTTGAAATAGAAGTTCTGGTAACTGAAAGAGGGCGTGAAATTGAAATAACGGTTTATAAAGGTTTGGGAACCTGCATAAAATAGAGTATCGATGTTTGATTGGTTCCATCGAGTTGACGGTCTAGCGCCCCTACCATGAAGATAGAGGCGCTAGACCCGTGCCTGTTCGATTGGTTGAAACTTTGAATAGAGATTATCCAACCATTGTCTGACATTTCCTTGGTTGGGCTCAATCGCATTATTCCAAGGGGGATAGTAAAAAGACGTAAGTACCTCCAACAGAAGCAAGGGCCTCTATTAGCCATATATAGATTAAAGATTTTATTATTACAACCAACGCGGAGTGGAGATAATTATCGCTACCATTTACAAAAGAAAGCTATTATCGGGAAATTTTAGCTGGCGAGTACAGCTCAGAAGAAAGGGATATCCAACATTTTGCCTAAGTTTTGATACAGAAATCGAAGCAAGACAGTGGGCAAAAGAACATGAACCAAAATTTTTAACAAAACCTTCTTCTTATTATGAATATATTGATAAAATCAGTCTTTTAAATAATCGACAGAGAGAAATAAAGAGAGCAAATGACAAAGAAACAGAAAGAAATTGAGCTTCCAGTAACCATACAACCAGCAGATGTAGGGTTTCTAAAATATTTTATATATTCTTATTTTAATAATTTCAAATCTGGAAAAGTTGATAACGCCCATCATGACGCAACAGCTATTGTTTTACATTTGAGAATTTTGTTAAATATACCAGAGGAATTGATTAAAATATGATAATTAATTGCATGTTTAACTGTATCATGAAAACTCTTGTATTTTTAGGAATAGCATATAAATTACATATTGAAATGAAGGACGGTGAATATATCATTGCCTATTGCAAAAGAGAGAAAGTTAAATGATCATTGATTGCATTAGAGCGCTATTCAAATGGACATGTTCATCACAAGCTATGCATTTAGGTAAATTTCTCACTGGCGTTTCTCTATGTGTGTCGTTGATAATGATATGGTTCCAGTTTAAGGAGTATAAAAAATGGAAAAAAATGTAAATAAGTGGATTCCAGTAGAGCAAGCTTACCCGCCAGATGGCGCTACGGTTCAGGCCATGATCGATGGCAATGTTTGTAATGTTATTTTTCATGATTATGAACATTGCAGAGGATGGGAGATAAAAAAAGAAGAGTACGATGGATTTTTACTTCCTACCGCATGGAGATTTCCAGACGATACCATCGCAATTGTAATGAAGGTCGATGTGGAGAATGAGGTTTCGGAGGAGTTGGGAATATGAAAATTGACTGCATTAGCGAACTTTGCAAAGACGCTTCCTTAGAACAAATCCAGCAATTCTATAAAGATAGAATGGAAAAAATAAAGTGCAATTATAAAGGTCAAGAATGCGGATGTGGAAGCTTTATTCCAGAAGATCAGTCTATAGGAACACATAGTTGTATGGATTGTAAAAGGAAAATTTTATGATTATAGATTGCATTAGCGATCTGCCAGCACATCACCAACTGTACGTCACTCATAACGGACACAATACAAACTATGAATCTATCCAGGATTATTTAGAAAAATGGTTACAAGATATATCCCCTGCCCGATTACAACTAATGATAGAATCAAATAGCGTATGGGAAATACAATTGTATCCCATTACTCCGATTAGTTTTTACTGGGTTGCTGCTTCAACATTGAAAGAAGCCACAAGATTGATGATGTTGAATTATGAGGATGGAAAGTGGATATAACATGTATTAGCGACCTATTTAGATGGATGTGTTCCAATGAGGCGGGAAATCTTGGTTCTTTTTTCAAAGGCATTGGACTTTGTGGACTTGCAATTGTAATATGGATATTTGTTTTTAAATATAAACTAAAAAACAATAAACCTAAAATATTTCATCGCTGTTCTCCTCACATGTGTAATGTTATTTCCTCTTCTGTAGCATGCTTTGAGAGGGAAGGAGAACTTTGGATAAAAGAGTATCTTAAAAACGACACATCTTTTTCACAAGAGGGAAGAACATATAGGGTAAATTATTGTCCTATGTGTGGTGAAAAGAGCAAAAAAACTAATGGTTTAGAGTGATTATAGATTGCATTGCAGATTTGCACGGGCATTACCCCAAACTCGAAGGCGGAGATCTGCTTATTGTGGCGGGGGATTTGACGGCTACCGACAACAATAATGAATGGATTGAATGTGATGATTGGTTGAGATCTCAGAAATACAAATATATAAAAGTCGTTGTAATAGCAGGAAACCATGACGGTTATTTATATGATGGGTATGATAATCCTTTTCATTTGCCTTTTAGTGACTATGAAGCAGATTCAAGAGACAAAATTCCATTTGTTGATTATCTCTGCGACTCCGGAACCGAATTCGAGGGCTTGAAGATCTGGGGCTCGCCTTGGACGGTGCGCTTCGAGGGAATGAATCCGCATTGCATGGCCTTCACAGTTGACACGGAAGAAGAACTTACTGAGAAATGGGCAAAGATTCCGGATGATGTGGATATATTGATTACGCATTCGCCACCAAAATACGGATTAGATAAAACAATAGATAATGATCATGTTGGATCTAAATCCCTGAAGGATTGGGTTTTAACTCATCAACCGCGTCTTCACGTATTTGGCCATATACATGAATCATACGGATTAATATCTTATGAAGACATTCAGAAGTTGAATATTCAATTATTTGGAAACTTAGATAATCGATTATCTCATACGACAATAATAAACGCCTCCCATGTCAACGAACACTACGAACCCGTCAATAAGCCAATAAGGATTGAGTTGTGATACATCACTTTACTGAAGAGCAAAAAGAAAAAATTTTCAATCTTTCAAAACATATCTCTGAATCCGTTACTAATTCTGCAATTTATACAATCCCAGAAGTTTGTTCCGCTTTAGCCTTGAGTATGCGGATGTTTATGGAACAGGAGAAAGATACATATTTGAAGGCACATATCAAAGAAATATTGCAGCAAATGTTATTCGAAGCGGAATGGATAGTTATTGCTCAGAACGAAGTGAAGGATTGAGTTATGAAACCCTGTGATCTATTTACGCAATTACAGCGTCCCGCAAAAGAGAAACCCAAAATAATCATAGCCAACCGCGCTCCGACATCCATGGATAAACCAAGCGCCCAATGGTGGTACGATCGAAGCGAAAAGGTGATGTACAGAGCTACGCAACATGAATATATTAAGGACTAAGATATGTACGAATTACATGATTTGCTGGACAAATTTACCGAACACGGTAAAAAATTCGAATTGAATCAAAAAGAGTTCAGTGAATGCTTTCTCGAAGCCAATCCAGGTGAAGAATTACCAGATTATTTCAAGGATGAATTTAATTTTCCCTTGGCAATAGCCAGTATGTGTCATGAGATTTTGATGATTAAGAATGCCTTCGAAGACCAGACTGAATCTTAGAATTGGACTCAATGGCTTGATCTACCAAACTCTTTATTTCCTCAATGACGAAGTTCATATTTTTGTATGAACCCTGGAAAATCGGAGAATAACGTATAGCGTGATGCATCCACTGGGGCAATTTCAATCGAGACTCCCGCAAAACCCTTTCCGTTCCTGGAGTTATATCGCCGCTATGCCCGCAATCGAACCCGATTACATAGTTATCCATAAAATCGCCGTGCCCAAATGTCAAACCGCCATGAATCTGGCAATCAATTTGGTCACTTTCTTTTCCATGCCACACATGCCCCTTAGGAATCTGAACATAGCCACATAAATGGCCCAATTCAATGATTCCATTATGTTTTTCATAGATGCGAATCACCAGACAGTTATAACCCTTATATTCAAATTTAAACCTATCCGCCTCTTCTACCCATTCCCCTGGACCCCATGCCTGTAACTTCTCGTCGCTGGTTAGTGTATGTTCTGCTTGTTCTAAGTCAATTTCAATCATAAAAATATCTCATAATATTAGTTATAACTACATGTGCGCAACTAATTATGCAAATATCCACATAAACAGCAACACAACAAACCCTAGTAGAAAAATAAATACATCTGGCCAATTATCATTTGTCATATCAAGAGATATTCTTATTCAATATTTGCCAAATTAATTGCAAAAACTCCTTGTGATCGGATTTATCCACGTTTTCCCACATAAAGCATGCTAATGCAACACACATACCACTTAATATATTATCTAAATCCACTACGGTGTCATTGGGATATAGAGAGCGCATAGAAGAATATATTCTCTTTCCATCGGCTAAAAATTGCGGATTTTCTGCGGCAGGCAGTTCCTGAAACGTCTTTCTATTTTCTTCATTCTCCATTAATACCTCGGTCTATTGTCTCTTTGCATACGGCCGTAATAGTCATCTTCGTTAAATGTAGAGACCTTATGTGTTGCAATCGCATATCGCAATGCGTCAAGCGCGTGGTCATCTTTTTTAAGCGGTTCATCATATCCTTTCTCGCTACTTTTCGGGTCCCACACATATGATTCAATCTCACGTATCAGATTTGTACAACAATCCATGATATATAGATTGCCTTGTTGCATTTCCGATGTCATCTTAAGTATGCCATTCTCCACATCGTTATCCGCATTAACAGGATGCAATTTAAGCCTTTGAAGCTCCAATTTGAATGCCAATGCGCTGGGGTCTATATATATTTGTCTAACCCCGTATGGCTCTAGAAAACGCTGTACATCGATTGCGAACTCGGCTGCTGTCTTTTGCCTGCCGGTCTTGCGGAAATCCCAATAGTACTCTTTTTCTACCCATAGCCTCTTACCCGCTTGATTAGCGCGTCCAGTAGACACCCCAATAACCACACATGCAAAAGCATTTGCAGTCCCATAGTCGATTCCCGCAATAAAATACTCAGCGCTAGCATTAGGACGTGTAAGAACATGAAGATTACGATCAAAGAAATCAAATATTGCCCCCTCAGCCAAACACCACTGACCTAAGTAATTGCGCTTATAGAATACACCACTAAGACTTTTTCTCAAACCAGCTTTATATGCCTCGTCAATAAACGGATTATCATCAATTGAGAAGTGCATGGCGTAATACGTTTTATCGCCTTCTGATGCCCAATCTATCCACTGTTTGATCTTGTGGCTAGGGTGAGTAGGGTTCATCGTTCCAAACAGCCTAGAATAGGGCCTAGATAGCCTGGAGAAGGCCATATCGATTATAGACTCATCCCACAGCGTCATTTCATCCCCGTAACAATTGGCAAAAGTCGCCCCTTGTATCAAGCCAATGGCTCCTTTGTCACGGACACCGCATGTATGGATTATTTTATCTCCAAACATGAGCTCATGCCTACTTTCTAGCCATGTACAGAATGGACGGAATATACCAAATGGATCAGGATAATCAGGGGGAGGACGGCTTAAAATCATATCCACGGCGTTGCGCTTTATAGTTGTGGCCGTATGGCCAATCATCCAATGGTTTTCCCGCTCTTCTGATTGATACACGGACTGCAAGAAACGATATACCCCGCACGTCGTCTTACCAGTACGAACCGCTCCATGAGCAATATTCACTTTAGCATTGCTATTTAGGATGAATTCAATTTGCTTGGGTGCTAGTATTTTCTTTTCATTCATGCTTGTTTAAATAAAGGATTTACGGTTCATGAGCAAGAAGAAAAACCCCGATCCCATTCCATTTAAAAATGAAGAACAAAAGCCATGTATTGTATGTGGCAAGACGTGTGACATTTTCTCCATACAACTAGGAGACATGTTTACCCTTACACTTCTCAGGGTGTGCAATTTCCAATGCCTATTTGATACTGCCCTCGAGTTTCTGTATGAATTGCAAGAGCATAAAACCTATTCCGATAAACTGTGGCACAAACAGCATGCAGATGATCGTAAATTACGCGATGAAGTCATTCAGCAGCTTACCAGTGCATTTCTAGAAGATCAACGCAAACATTTCGAAGAAAATCCGAAACTATTGAGCACGCCTATTCCACAAGGCATATTCGATACTCTTAAAGGTATATCAAAAATTCCTATTTCAGGAGAAGGAACGATTCGATTTTCTAGACCTAAATTAGAGGATAGAATCAAATGGCAAAAGAATCATATAGAATCGCTGAAAGAGAAACTGAAAAAGGCCGAAACCGAACTAGAGGCAATGAATCATGAGAAATAGAGCCAAATGCGCCCTTTGTCACGATATCATAGAAGTGCTAGTGCATAATGAATATGTTACATGCAAATGCGGGGAAATAACAATTGGACCAGATCTGTATGCACGCGCTACCAATTTTAGTAACTTCTTACGAATTGACAGCGAAGGCCAGGAGAAACCCGTAACATACCAGGACAAGAAGCATGAGAATGATGGTCAAATAGATAATAAAGAACAGGCGCATAAATCTTATAGGGAAGAATTAATTGTCTTCTTAGATGAAATCATAAATTCCTTCGATAACTTACCCCCGCATGCCATGCGTGCGCCTGTAACCCATGCGGATCACAAATTACTATTGATGCTGATATCGTCGCTATTTAAATCATTAGATTGAGATACTTGCGCCTCTTGCTGTACTTCCAATTGCTTTTGCCCCCATATACTCATTGTAGCATCAAATGCTTTCATTACATCGGCGGGTTGAACGGCGGTTGTTGTTTCCGCGTATCCACGTGACCTACCTAATGTGCGCAATGTCAATGCCACTGCTGGAAAGTTACCGGAATCAACCATGGCGGATAATTGCCTTTCGGCCTTATCGATACGCAATTCTTTACATGCTTCTTTTATGGCTTGCAGGTATTCACTTTGCTTAATGCGCGTCAGCATCCACGTGTAACACATGTTGATTTCATCGGCTGCTAAGTACATCAACCCCTGGTTATTTATGATGGCGCGAGCGATTTCTTTGTCGCTAACGGCGTCGACGTGCGTGTGTCTAGGCTTGGGTAATATACTCATCTTCAATCACTTGCATAACAGTTCAACAATTTCTTACTTAAATCCATAACATTAAATGAATTATTGCGCATTGATTTTTATCTGAGATATGTTATTATGTGTGACATGATACACCTGCAACGCACGAAAAAGAGGGATACAAAATGAGTACATTAGAGAATGACGCCATTTATGAAGCTGCATACGAGGATTTTTATGATCTATATTTCACATCCGATTCATTTAGAGCTATTGTGGATGAGTTGATCAATAAAACGTGGGATGAATGGACGAAAGGAGAGACTGCTTTAAAGGCGTGTTTCGAGGCCTTGTGGAAGAATGATTGCGAATTGCTTGTGCGCGATAAAAGAACGGCCGTGAAGGCTTTGATTATGTTTCATAAATCAATGAGTGTTTTTAAATAGGATATCCAAAATATGAATCTACAAGAAATCAAAGATGCCATAGAGGCTGGTAAGAAAGTTTATTGGAGTAATAAAGGTTATGAGGTCGTCAAAGGAAAATACGAATATCTGATTATTTGGAATCGAGGGGGGCGTGATGAAAACTGTATTGGGTTAACGCATCGAGACGGGATAACGGTGAACGGCAAGGAAAATGAATTTTTTATCGATAATGGAGATGAAACATGAGAAAAGACCAATTCACCCCATTTTCAATTTATATTACTAAAGAATTGCGCCATCAAATCCGCGAGGCTGCTGCTAAACATGATCAAGAAATGGCTCCATGGGTAGTAAATGCAATAGAGAGCTATCTAAAATTCGTTGAGCCTACATTACCAAGACCGAACCCGCGCCCAACAAAGAAGTCGATTTTTGAGGCCCGCAAGGCCCGTAAAAACGATTCCGTAGAATTTATGATTGAACAACCATCGAAGTCTTGATAACAATGGAGGGACGCTCCGAATGGGCGTCTATTTTAAATTGATCCATAGTTTCCCGTACCAGTTGTTTAACCATAGGATCTTCTATGTCTAATGTGAGGGGATCATACAATAGATTCTTGTTGACCAACCTCTTATTCTCGTCTTTCACAATAACTGAACATTCAATACATGTCATGAGAACCTGAATACCTTCATGGCCACGGTGTGCACATGTTTTGCGGTTAATTGCATGAATGTAAGGATTTCCTCGTCGCGTTTTATTATACGCGTCATGGGCACATGATTTATCGGATTAATGCGTATGAGCAAGCCATTACCTTTTCTTGGATTTATGTTTACATTTCTCAATCATGGGATCGCGGACGCGCTCATCGTAATTGGCTAAGCGCGTGTTTTCTTTTTCGGCCTTTTTCAAAGTAGATTCGGCTTTGCGGATCTTCTTTGTAACCTTGCGCATTTTCTTATCCATGCTAAATTAAGACCCCATTCAATAGGTGCTAAGTAAAATGCGCCTTATGCAAGCGCTATTTATTAATGATTTATTTTTTGTGGTGTTTCTTTTTATGAGCCGCGGTTTCTTTTTTGTGTTCGTGTTCTTTTTTGTGATCATGCATTTCTTCTTTGTGCATGTGTTCTTTCTTGTGATGGGCTTTCTTTTTCACGATATGTTCCTTGGTTGTTGATAGTGTTTTTTCTCATAATAAATTTAAAAAATAATTTTGCAATGCAAATTTAGAAAATCAAATAAATCAAACATGCATACAAGACCCACAGGAAAAATATTAATAGAGATATGATAATCCCTTCTTTCATCATAGAAGACTCGGTTACTTTCTTCTTTCGAATATTTCATTAATAGTGGCAATGGATCGAGGATTTTGCAAAAAGCGTCTTACCTTGGCGGAAAATCGTTTGTTTCTTCCCTCAATATATTCCAAAAAGGCAATGGGTTTGATGTACCATTCTCCCGCATGTCTGAATCCAAATCCCAATAACTGACCGTTCAATTCCGCCTCTCGACAAACGTTACTGACGAAGCTACGAGAAAACAAATTCAATTCAAACTCAAAATCTGCCGATGAAAGGTAATTTTCTCTGAGGTCTTGGGGAGAAGGAGATGATAAGTGGTTATTTGTTTCTTTTTTTGGTGCGCAATGATCATTGACAGCCGCATTTAATTTTTTTCCAAATCCGGATAAAAAATTCTCAATTTCTAATTGTAAATCAACAAATTGATTAAAAGTTTCCATAGGATGCTCATCCATTTTTTTTCTTTTTTGATTTGCCCGCTTTTGACATTGCAATCGCGATGGCTTGCTTTTGTGGTTTGCCCGCATGCATTTCTGTGCGAATGTTTTCTGATACAACTTTTTTGCTAGAGCCTGATTTAAGAGGCATATAATTGTTTACTCCGCTAGAGGTTCATCAATAAATTCAGCGGGAGGAGTATAGCGCCATTTGTCGCCTACGCGTACCCCGATGTAATACCTTTTATGTTTGATGATAGCCATGGTTTCCAATAAGGCGCCTTGCCCAAGATGAATGCCTTCATCCTCGGTTAAAATCAAATCGCCATAAATGGCCCCATCTACTTCTTCAATAATCAGTCGCATGTCATTATCTTTATGTGAACACCACCGGTTAATGCATATAGTTTTTTTGAACTAATTTGTACAACATTTCTATCATCTTCAATGACTATTTTTTTCAAACAATCCTCGGCAAACTTAACACAATTCGATAAATCGCATTTTGTAGGTAATATTCGTTCCGCTTGCATGAGCAAAATGTTTTTCTTGCTGGCTGACTTGGGATATGGAAACTCAAATACAAAATCCAATTTCACATACCCCCGTAAGGGACATGCTTTATATTGGGCACAAATTATGGCGTGGAATATTTCTTTGTATTTGGAGTGGGTGCTATAACAAATGCCTCGGGCTAGGCGTGGGGCTGTCCAAGCTACCGGATCGTGATTGATGTGTATTTCGATTGTCTCCATGCCCTAGACATAAAAGAGCCGCCGATTAGGTTAAAGAATTATTTTAACAAATCTTCGATTGTGATCTTACCTTTGGTGCGAGTGACCATGCGGTGCGCAATGACCAGATTAGGTTTTCTTCTTTTGGCCACGTAATTACTTAGGGTGCTGATACTGATTTCCATGAGGCGCGCAAATACCACCTTGGGCATGCCTGTCGCTTTTAGATATTGTGAGATGTCCATATAGGTCCAACTTTTCATTTTAATATCATTGTACCAGGAGATTTTTTTTCTCACAACTTTTCGTTTGTGATTGAATTAAATGCGCCTATTCCTATATCATTGAGTCATAAAACAAAAAACCCCACTACTGGCATAGTGGGGAAAATTTTACTCAAACAATGCAACAATGTTCAACACACCACAAATAAAACTCTAACTCTAGGAGAGAAATGTCTATGGTATTCGCAAACAATAGTATCCAAACGGTCAATTCTGACCAAGAAGAATATTTTTATCATCTAGAACAGGCATCTCAATTTCTAGAGTATGCACTTCAGGCTGAAGAAGACGTCAAACAAGCGATGACGCATTTCAATAGGCATAATGCATGGCTCAAAGAACATTCAAATGAAACTTTTATGGGCTAGGTGTTATATGAAAGATTATATGTTACATCTATATGAAGATTACATGTCCAACCATTGTACCTGTGACCGTAGCCCGGAAGAATGCACATGCCTCAGTTATGAGGATTTCTGCATCAACCACATGCTGGAATTGCAGGATGAATGGGCCCAACTAGTTTATGAAACCCAACCCCAGGATGCCTATCATGCTTGAGGAATTACCCGTGTATGAAGATTTTTTTGACTTTTGTACATGGTATGAAAACCTATTTCCAGATGACATTCTGGATTTACAAGAAGCTGCAACTATTTATTTCAACTTAGAAACTTACACAATTTAAATTGGAGATTTTTATATGAATAACAATTCTTTACCCGTTGGGTTTGATAAATTACGCACTGAAAAACCATACATTAATTTGGGTAAACTGGCAGAGGGCGAACATCGGTTTCGTATTGTGGCCCGACCCATTGCAGGATGGGTAGATTGGAAAGACAAGAAACCAATGCGATTCCGTCCAGAAGACAAGCCAAAATCTGCTGTAGACCCAACTAAACCCATTAAACCTTTTTGGGCAATCCATGTGTGGGATTACGCAAAAGAAGGCCTATATATTATGGAGATCACCCAAAACAGCATACGAAGAGCTTTGGAAATGTTGGCCATGAATGAAGATTGGGGCGATCTGACCTCTTTTGATTTCAAGATCAAAAAAGAGGGCGCAGGCATTGATACCAACTACAGCGTCATCCCCATACCCCCTAAACCCATGCTGTCAGTTATCAAGGAAGCCTTAATAGCTGCGCCTGTGCGTTTAGAGGCCCTTTATGAAGGATTAGACCCTTGGACAGACCTAGTGGCTGCCTCGGGCGAGATCGCCTCATTTAGAGGCCTTACAGAAGGTCAAACAGCACAACTTGATACTTTGTTACAAAAAATCAATGACAAAGCATTTCAAAAAGAGCTGGAGACGCATTTACAGGTCGCCTCCATTTATAACATCCCCGAGCAAGAGTTTGAACGCGCGCTACGGGCATTAGAAACCAGAGTTAATTCAAAAAAACAGGAGAAAAAAAATGAATCAAGATCAATGGCATCAGTGGCGTAGAGCCGGAATAGGCAGCAGTGATGCTGCGGTTGTAATGGGAGTGTCGCCTTGGCGCACTCCTTATCAGGTATGGCAAGAGAAGGTGTTCGGTAATTCGGCACAACCGGATAATTTCTCCATGGCTAGAGGAAGGGATTTGGAGCCAGTAGCCCGAACATGGTTTGAGAAAGCCATGAATGTTTCAGTATTCCCGAAGAACAAAATCCACAAAGACCGTAATTTCATACGCGCCTCTTTGGACGGCCTAGACATGGAAGAAAAGGTCCTGGTAGAAATCAAATGCCCCAACAAAGAAGATCATAGTGTTGCTGTTAACGGAATGATACCCCCTAAATACGTCCCACAGGTCCAACATCAGCTTCTTGTGACTGGACTGGACGGTATGTACTATTGTAGCTTTGATGGGCAGGAAGGGGCCATTGTGGAGGTTTCTAGAGACAATGCCTATATCGAAGCCATGTTAGCTGAAGAACAGAAATTCTGGGACATGGTTTTGACAAAGAAAGCTCCTGAATTGACTGATCGAGATTTTGTTTCCATGGAACACAATAGAGAATGGGAAATTTTAGCCATGCGTTTCTCCGAGGTCAAAGATGTATTGTCCATAGCCGAAGAGACAGAAGAGCAAATTCGTAAATCCATGATTGCTTTGGCTGGAGATCGCAATGCACAGGGCAACGGGGTTCGAATATCGAAGTCAATATGTTCAGGACCGATTGATTATAAACAAATTATGACTGATCACCCTGACATTGACTGGGAATCCTATCGCAAAAAACCTGTAACAAAATGGACCTTTCGTGCTACAGGTTGATTGAAGTTTGATTCATGCGGCTTCTTTCCTCCGTGGGGAACCCAAGTTTTTCCTTTTTTTCTTGGGTTCTCTTTTTATTTTCCAAATAGATGTAAAGGATCAGTAACAAAATGATTTTCTTTATTTTCACAATTCGCATGGTAAGATCGGGTGAAGCTAGTGAAAAAGCTGATAAAGGGAAAATTCTCCTCAATATTGGCACATAAAACTCCTAATATGGAGCCCATTAGGGCTGCTGCCTCGGAAGCTTTAATGTTTTTTCTTTCAAATATGGAAAAAATCTCTTTTAGACATTCACTCATCTTCTGTTGATCAGTATCTTCCATTCTAGTTGTCATGGGGTCTATTTCTCGGCTAATCTGTTCAATCTGTCATCCATGCGCAATAGAATGTCCTGCATGGCAGTGACGTTTTCTGTGATAGCCATGATAGCTTTATCCCGCGCGCCAATGTATGCAAATATCGCACGGAATGTCTTGGTTGTGAGCTCTTCAAATGTTTCTCTTTCGCTTTTGAACATGTCCAGTTGATGGATCTTTTGGCTCATATAAACTCCTAAAATTACGTCTATTAAATGTTAAGATTCAGTAATGTATCGCAACTTAGGATTTGCTTCAAAGGGAATGTTTAGAGTAGCCTAGAAATGAAAGAGCCCCAGGCCCTGCAAAACCTGAGGCAAGCGTTCTTTTAGTGAGGAACGGAAGTTATCTTATACCACTTCATACATTAAGTGGAATATAAAAGAAAACTTTAATCTCAGGGCCTGGGCTCCTAACCCTAAAATTATAGGAGTCCAAGATGTCAAAAATACCAAATCTCAACGATCTGTCTTTTGATGCAGTCATCCCTTCCGCCTTACTTTTGAATGAAAACATAGAACCCAACGCCATCAAGCTGTATGCGTTTGTGCGTGGTCTAACCAAAGCTCATGGATATTGTTACGCTACCAATGAATACCTAGCTGCCTGCATGAAATTGAGTGAGAGCCAGACAAGAACTCTTTTAAAAAGTCTAGAAGATGAAAAATTCATTCGTAAAAAATTTGATCCGGAGACAGGAAATAGGCAAATCTATTTAGGGGGGGGGGTGCCGGAAATCCAGCAGGGGGGTGCCGGAAATCCAGCAGGGGGGTGCCGGAAATCCAGCACCAGATATAAGGATAGTGTATTAGATAAAGATGTATTAGATAATAATACTGCTACGCAGCTAGCAGAATTTCTTCTTAAAAAAATCAAAGAGATCAATCCTAAAAATAGCGATGGCATTACTCAGAAATGGATCAAAGACTTTCAGTCGCTCCTAAAAATACGATCTAAAGATGATCTAGAGAAAGTTATAACATGGATTTTCCATGATCCATTTTGGCAAATTACTATCGTTTCTCCTTCGGGACTCAAGAAAAATATCAATAAGATTGAACCGAAGATGAATCAAAATCATGGCAAAGAATGTTTCAAGGCTTGGAATGAAAAATTAAATAATATAGTCAAAGGAAGATCTGATATAAGTTTATCTGAAGCTGAAATTCGTTTTCATGGCGGAGTACAGGATTATGTGATAAAATTCACCGATCACGATTACAAAAAAATTATTGTCGATCGTTTAATGAAAATGAATATTTCAATAGAGGGATTATGAGCGAAATTGTCATACGTCAATGTCACTTGGAGTTAGTGAGAGGAGAAGATTTTTTCTTTTGAATCATTTGTACTTTTTTCTTAGGATGTATGCCTTATGCATGACGAATTAACGAATCTTTTATTTGATTTACTGAAATGGATAGTATTATGTCCCGGCTTTGGATGGGCTTTTACCTTGTCCATCAAAGGATTGGTAGAATCTTTTTGCGTTAAACCCCTCCCATTTAGGAAAAAACAATGTTGGTTATATTCAAGCGCATTATTTTTTGTATTGGCTGCATTTCTTCATGTCTTTGGACCTCGTTAAATGCTAATCCATTGCCAACGATGGGGGCATCCAAAGAGCCCACCGATATTTGCCTGAGTCAGGTGCGTCGGATCGAAGAATGTGTGGATTTGGATCAATTAGTATTCATGATTGTACAAATCCGTGACTACTTAGTGTGGAATGGGTGCTATTTTCCCAGTTTAACGGCCATTTTAGACTCTTGCAGAGAAATAATGAGGAAAGATGGGGTTGAGATCGATGACGCTGAATTTGAGGCCTTGCGTGAAGAATTTGAGAAGTATGATCGACATGACGATGTCAGGACCCAGCAAATAAAAAATCATCATCACAAAAAACATGGAAAACATAAAAAAGACAAAGAGTTAAAAATAAATTCTAAGACCGCCATGGGGTTCATTAAATTTGTGGGAGGCACATTGTTGTGTTTTGTTCCTGTTCCATTGATTCAAACGGCTGGTGTATCTCTGGCTGCATTGGGCGTATCGGAAATGGTAGATGGTGTGCGTGAAGATTCAGACAAAAAAGAGTGGGAAGAGCGAATGGATTCTAACCGTAGGATCGATAATGGAATGGATCAGTTTCCACGATAAATTCCCGGAAAAAACTCTTAGGGAAGTTCTTATCTTCGAAATATTACAACATGTTGATGGAAGAAAAATTCCAATAGTAAATATTGAAGATGTATCAAATATTCACATGGATGAAGATGGAATTTGGACAGATTCAGGAGGAGAAAATCTTACACATTGGATGCCTTTGCCGGAACCACCTCCCATAGACAACATACATAGGCCTTTAGAGGATATATACAAAGGTCCAATTATTCCTACTTACTGATCATCCTTAGACAATGGAAATACTTGAATTTCTATGCCCTGATGAGATTTCAAAACATCTTTTGACATTTCTTCCATTTCATTGGATGGAGGATGGGCACAACATCCCAAGAATATTAAAAAAGTCATGTATTTCATATAAAACTCTCAACTTATATATTCTGTTATTATAACAATTCCAGATGCTCCGTTTCCTCCTGCTGTCGCTGATACAGTGCTTGGTATATTACTTGATCCACCACCGCCGGCTCCATATCCTGTTCCAGGAAGACCTGCTCCAACTTGTGGTATTCCTCCGGAACCCAGAAATGTTGAACCACCAATTCCACCTACAGCTATGAATCCAGGACTGATTAAAGTAGATATCCCTAGTCCTCCCGGCGCGCCAGGTCCTCGATAATCGCCTCCAGATCCCCCTGTTCCGCCATCTCCTCCATCCGTCGCACCGCATGTGGTTTCTGCTGGACCTACACCTCCGCCCTGACCTCCAAAAGCCGTTATTAATGTCCCAACGCTTGTCGTTCCACCAGTATTTCCATCGGCGTCCGAAACTCCCAGGCCCCCAGCTCCTATTGTGACGGGCTTACTAGCACCTATGGTAGCTGCCGAAAAAATACCAACTGCATATTCTCCGGCTCCCCCTGCTCCTGCCGATGCACATTGGGTACTAGAGGTAGCGGGAGCACCTCCTCCTGCACCTCCTGCGCCCATACATTGTATGGAACAATAAGACATTCCAGATGTTGGAGTATAGGTACCCGTGGTTGTGAATACTTGATTTGTAACTCGAATGATCGCACCCACTCCTGGATTAGCTTGAAAAGAAGGATCTAAGGAAGCTCCATTACTAGTCAGTACAAAACCAGCAGTCGTGGGAAGAACGTTGGTTATCGTAGGTGTGCCAGCACCTACCAAAACCGCATGATCTGTCAGTCCTGTTAGTTCGATGGTCATTGTACTAGATGGCGGGGTGCCAACGGTTGTAATACTACCTGTGCCGACTACATTTATGTTATTTGCTGTGGCGGGAACTGCTCCTCCGCTATTACCTGTCAAAGTCTCCGTTAATCCTATCGATCCAATTTTTATCCAATTTGCTGTAACCAATCCATTAGAGCTAACAAAATTCTGTAATTCCCAAAATGTTCCACTGGTTGTATTGAGCCACTTCTTTTGGATGGGATAATTTACATCATTGACAGTTGGATCTCTGGATTCAAATATGTCCACAAAAGGATTGGTGGAACTGGTTCCAATCGAAACGCCATAAAGGTTGTTGATTTGGGTTGTATTGGTCATATTTCACTATCCTACTGCACATGATTGAGTTGTTATTGATCCCACCGTAATAGTCCCTGTGGTATTGACCAAAATGTAATAACCTGCAGGAACAAATCCCGAAAAAGAAATAATCTCCGATGCTGCGGTAGAAAAAGTTGTAACCACAGTGCTGGTTGATGGAGAACTTGTTGATCCTATTCCCATGATAATTGTCGCGCTGGTTGCTGCTGTTATAACTAGGCTTACGTTTACTAATATTGCATAATTGGCTGTGTTTTGAAGAGCTGTTCCTACCGCAATTTGTCCAAAATTTGTGGTCACTGTTGCAGAAGCGACGGCCAACGTGGAAACGATTTGACTATGCGTAGTATCACAATAAGTTAAGGCTGGAGTTGGCGATGGTCCACTGTAAGTTGCACCTTCAATCCCGGCTATAAAACACGATGACTGTGCTCCGCCTCCCGTTCCGTTGGTGCCAATTCGTATAACGTGATTATCACCTGTTGTTCCAGTATTTCGAATTAATATGTTGCTGGATTCACTGGAGGTATAATTTGCTGCTGTAAAAGCTCCTATCAATGTATTTGTAGTGCCTGAGGTTAAATTAGGTGCAATTCCACTCCCTATTCCAACATTCGTCGCTCCAGAAGTAAGGGAAGCAAGGGCCTGATATCCAATTCCCACATTAGCTGCTCCACTAATAGAAGCGTTTCCGGCACTCAAACCGATCATTGTGTTATGATTTGAATCAGAAGTATTAAACGACATGGTTGTTCCAGAACCACTGAAAGAAACACTAGAGCCAGCTTGAGAATGTCCATTAAAAGTTACAGTGCTTCCCGTCACCGAGCCCGAATCGCCATCGATTGTCGTCACCCCTGATCCAGCACTTCCGTAACCCAGTTGACCTGTTGAAGAATCCACATAAACCGGCTTTGGAGTGGTGAACCCAGAAGAGTTCGCGCTTATAATTCCCGCAACATAGCATGTAGTTTGTGTGCCGCTACTTGGAGATGATCCCCCTTGAGTTCCAATGCGTATGACATTGTTGTCTCCGCTAGTGCCTGTAGTACCGATCAAAATATTAGATGTTTCATTACCGCTTAAGCTAGAACCCGCACTTAATCCCATTATGATATTGTACGTTCCACCAGAACCAGGACCCGTATTCGCTCCAAAAACCGTGTTGTGATCTCCTGAACTGATGCTGAAACCCGCCGCGTATCCTACCAAAGTATTAAATGGAGAACTCGACAAATTGGTCCCTGTAAAATTACCAAAGCAAGTATTAAAATGTCCTGGAGAGCTATTACCTGCTCCGCCTCCCACAATGGTATTGTTGTCGGAATCAGTCACTTTCAGATCCATTGTCGTTCCAGATCCGCTAAATACTACAGATGATCCGCTATTAGAATTGGCGTTAAATGTGACAGTACTTCCGGTTACGGAGCCTACATCCCCGTCAATTGTTGCTATTCCAGAGCTTCCCGTTGTAGAAACAAATCCATTGGCATCAACGGTGAAGTCGGCAGAATTGAAAGAGGCTAATCCGATTTTGGTTGCATCAGTCGAAGCAATTGCCTGAGCCGTTTGCACTTCGAGGGCCATCGTCGCCGGTCCGGTCCCATCTGTTCGAACGGGGTTACTTCCTGCAGCAACGACTGCTCCGTTAAAAGTAATAGTGTTATTATTGGTGACAACAGGAGATGTTCCAGTTTGGACATTGATCTTTTCAACAGTTGCAGTTCCACCACCTCCGCCGCCATTATTTAATGAACCTGACTGACTCATGGATTATCCTATGTTGTGAAGTAAAACCCGGAAAAACGGATTGAGGTATTGGCTGCAAAATTGGTGTCTTTAGCAATCACAGTGACAGCGCCTGGTTCATATTGTACTAAGGTTACAGTGGGGCTTCCGGTCACGGTAGAATATGTGAGAAGAATGTAATTTGTGGTAAACGTGAAATTATTTGAGAATACAACTAAACCGCGAAATTGAGTTCCTCCCGTATTCACCGGAAATCCTGTTATAGTGGCATTACCCGTTGAAGTTCCGTTACTACTTAATGTGATGAGCAAATTAAAAAAAAGAACGTCCCCGATCTGCGTGTATTGACCACTTTGTGTAGTATAAGTA